GATCTTTCAATCATTTCCTTTTCTATTGTTTTTTCTCTATCTTTTATCTCCTGTTCTATAGCTTTTACCCGCTCATCTCTTTCTTTTTCATCTGCTTTTATACGCTCTTTTTCTTCATTTGTTAAAGCTTCCGTTTGTTTTTCATCTAGTGCTTTTATTGTTTCAATACGTTCCGCTCTTTCTTTATCTAAAGCTTTGATTCGCTCCTTCTTTTCTAGTTTTATTTGGAAGTCTATTTCTTTTCTCTCTTCTTTTAATGATGTATCAGTGTGTTTTTTACTTGTAAGATAGATATTGTATGCACCATCTATAAGGGAAGACCATACGTGTAATATTTTCTCAAATACTATATCAAATGTCTTTTTAATATTAGTTTGTGAAAATATCTGCACTTCTAGCTTTTCTTCACTTTCAAATGGTGTTTTGTATATAAAAGTGCCAGTTTTTTCAATTCCTGCCCTTAAAACAATGTCGCCTCCTATTCCAATTTTAGCCCCTGTTAAACCATTGCCACTTGTTAAATCTAAAATGTCAGCTGTAACAACTCCCTTTTTTAAAAAACCATCGCTTTTGTGTATTTTGAAATATCTATTTAATGAATCTTTTAATGGGGATACATAAAACGTTCTGCTGTTTTCATTTGTCCATGTTTCAGTTTTATCTCCATCTAATAAGGCACTAACAAAATATACATCCTCTTTGCCTAAAAGAGTTCTTGAAGCTTTAACTTTTACCTCTGCAATCTTGATTAAACCATCTTTAACACTGTTCGCTTTTTCATTGTTAACATCTCCTTCTATGCAAAAAAGTTCTACCTTTTGTTTTTGCCTTTTATTAAACTCATCAAATATAATTCCATCATTGCCTCCTTTTGAAGAGGCTACATACCATTTAGCCCTTTTTTCTTTCTTAAACTCTACCCAGCCTTCCCCACCAATGCATATTACGTCTATTCTATCAAACATTTTATTACTAGCTTTTAAGTCTATAAATGTATCTTTTGCTGTGCAATAAAACATTTTAGTTTTTGCACTGTAGGCTATATAAGGGGCTATCTTTAGTTTAAGTTTGTTTGGCACTACTTCAATGTTGCCACCTATAATAAAATCATTTTTAACTTGCGTAAAAAGGTGCAACATAAGACCTAGATTAGAAATTAAAGACTTAAAACCTATGTCTATGTCTTCAGCATTTGCAATCTCAAAAGGGTTGATTTTGATAATAGAAATAGTTTTTATATCTTCATCGTTTAATAACACAAAATGCCTCCTTATTGTTTAATGAAATCTATTTTAATATCTTCAGGTTCTACTACCATAAGCTGTCCATCTTTTATCTTTATTGGAATAAACTCATTAGCCCCGTCTCTTTCGCTTTTAATTTGCACATCTTTTATATAGTTTAAAGCTCTTATGGCAACAATTAAATCTGTAACAACTAAAGACTGCCCTGTTTCAAAGTTCCTAAAAAACTCTAAAACACAATTACGCACCCCCTTAATTGTTTCGTCTCTGTTTTCTAAAACAGACTTAACATTGATTAATAGCTTAAAACCTGTGCCGTGGAAACATCTAACAGCAACAATGGGTAAAACTGCAATTTGCACTCCGCAAGGTGTGTAACCGCTTTCATCTTCGCTACCTTCTAGCATTTCTCTTACATCTTTTAAAAGCTGTGCCGAACATTTCCCTTCTTTATTGCATACATAAACTACACAATTAGCAAGATAGAGGCGATTGTTTTCAATATCACCATTTTTAAGCTCCCCTATTACCTCATACGTTCCATTTTCTTCATCAATCTTTATTTCTTTAGGCGGTGCATAATTTCTTACATCTACATGGTAAGCCCCTGCCTTATATGCTGCTTGTAAAATGCCGTCTTTGTTTGTTCTTTGTAAACCTTTTAGATAATGTATGAATCTCTTTCTAAAAGATATATCACTTTCAACGCCCCGACCATTTTCAAACGGTCTTATGTTTTTAACCCCCGTTATTCTATTACTTAACCCAGTTAATATTGTTGTAATAGCACCAGAAGGCACATTATAAGATTCTCCAATCTCTTTTGCCTCAGCTAAAATAGGCTCGCTTTCGCCACTTCCTTTTTCTATACTTCCTTCTTTAATTGTTACAAATACTAAACTTCCGCTTGCTACCTCTGTGCCTTTAGGGATATAAATATAATTATCTGCTTTTCTATATGTTTTATGCTTTTGTTCATCTTCAATTTCTTCACAATAAAATACAAGCTTACCACGAGCTCTAGTCCCTTCAAGCCTTTTAAGCCCAAAAGCCCCTTCAGGCAAAGCCTCTAAGTATGTAGAATATCCTATTTTGCAATGTAAATAGCATTCATGAATTACCCTTGCTGTTGCCTCTAAAAGAGAAGACAAAACACTTCCTTCGTTTCCGTCAGTAGCTTTTACAGTGTCCCCAAAAATTAAAGCTTGCATTTCATCGTATATTTCTTTGTAAGTTTTTACTTCATAGTTTTCATCACTCATAAATTACACCACCCCTTGTAATGTATTCACACTCCCTGCAATATCTTGATAATCAATGTCTATTCTTAAAACATCTCCTTCCCCTTTAAAAGAGACACCTAAAATAGCTTTTATTCTAGGTTCCATATTTAAAGTTCTAATAATGGAAGAAAGAATATAAGCATTAGCCACATTAGGTGCATCAGGTAAAGATTGTTTTATTCCATAATATTGGAGCATAAAACGTTTATTAATATTTTCTTTTAGCCTATTAAGTATTGCTTGCGATAAATTTCTTTTGCCTCTTACTAGCTTAAAATCTCTTCTTGCACTATCAAATTCCATATTCCCGTTTTCATCTAAAGCAATATCTACGCCGTAAGCATCCCGTTGACTACTAAAGCCTATTATTTTGTTATTACTATTAGATTCTTTTTTTTCAAGGATAGGCAAAAACACCCCTTTTCTACCTTCCCTTATCAACTCTTCTACGTTGCTAGCATTATTAAACCTTGCTATAAGGTCTTTTCTGTTTACATCTCCATAGTTTTCTACTGCAAGCCTTTCAAAACTCATGCCATCAGTAATTGATACGAATTTTGCACCGTACATTGTTACATCATTATTTTCATTTTTATGACTTTCTCTTATCTTTGCATTAAACTCATCTCTACTACCAAACCTATCTTCTAAAGCTTTCTTTTCTTTAGCTTTCCTTTCCTCTTCTTTTTCTTTTATTTCAAGTTGGTTAGGTAAAATGCTTTTTGAGAATTTAGTTACCTTTCTTACCTCTTTATAAGCCCCTAAAAACACCTTATCCCACTCTGTCATTATTTTATCTGCTGTTAATTCTACAGTGTCAAAAGTGCCTTTAGGAATGTAAAACTCTTTTTTTGTTACAGAATAAACATTATTTACAAACTCAACTAATTTCTTTGTTATGTCATACCCCATTAAAGCAAAATAATCGACCACTTCCATTACAAGTGGCACTACAGAGCCTACAGTTTCGTGATATAAAGAAATGGAAACATTACCTAAGTCTATAATAGAAAACAAAGCATTTTGAATCTCTCTTATTGTGCCTTTAACTATAGCCCTACCAAATGCTTTTGTATTTTTAATATGATCTCTAAGATTATTTATTTTATCTATTGTTTTTGCCTCAAATTTAACCACGCCACCTCTTATTTGAGAAAATACTAGATAATCTATCTTTAAAAGTAGTTCATCTAAAGTCTGTTCAAATGTTAGCACTTCCTTTTCCTCTTCAAACCCATCAAACGAATCTTTTTTATCTGTTGGAATAGCTGTAAAGTCTATTGAATATGTATAAGTGAAGGGTTTTTCTTTGCTTCTTTTTATCTTTAAATCTCCAGGGAACACTTGCCAAGAAAAAATGTTTATACTTCTATCTTCCTTTCCTCTTTTGTATTTAGAAAGGTCATATAAATACATTACCCCGTCTAAGTTTTCTTTTTTCTTGCAATCTTCTATAAACTGCTTAAATGCATATATCTCTTGTTCACCTGTAAGATATTTATCTTGACCTATGGGACTATATATTCTTCTTAATTCATTATTAATAGACGAGCCTTGTAGTGTCATTTTATACGCATTATCACAGCCATAATCATCAATTATTAAGCCACCGAATGTCTTTGTTTCAGACTTCCTCATTCCTAAAGTTATTTCTTCTACTTCGGGGGGCACACCAAAACAAAAAGAATTAGTAAGCTCACCACCTTCTTTTTTATAAAACTCTAAAAGATAAGATTGTTTCCATAAACCACCCCTTAAATATCCTTGCACCATACATTAACTCCCGTGTTTCACTTTCCCATCTATAATGCTAGAAAAGTTTTCACTTTGTAATGCTTTCAAAATAGAAATCATACCAGTTTTATAACTAGCACCCCCATCTTGTGCACCTGTAGGGGATTGGGTGATAGCATTGATAATCCCGTCTATACGGCTTTTCATAATATTTAATTGCTTTTGTAATTCTTCAGTTTTACACGCACTATTTTTACTACCATTAAGATTAATCACTTTGCCATCAATAGAAACATCTCCCTTAGTTTCTATCTTAATATTACCGTCTTTGTCTATTTCTAAAACACTTCCAAAAGCTTTTACATTCACGCTTTTGTTTTTCTTATCATCACTAACCTTCACTAAAACGCCTTCATCACCACTAGGGCTTTTAAGTTCATAAGAGGCGTTTTCATAGTTATATAAACTTTCCCATTTCCCCTGTCTTACTATGTGTCTTGTAACATCCTTTTCATGTTTTTGTTTTTTGTTTTTAGACATAAAAGCGTTTTTGTGTGCCTTTTCATACATAGAAAGTCCAGAGCATAAAACAAAAGCTCCTTCATAAGTCCCGCAAGGCATAAACACAAAAACACGTGAATTAATAGGAGGTAAGTTTCTGCTTCCTGCAATATAACCTTCATCTTTATACTCACACACCCATTCATCTGTGCAAGCTACAGGCACGTCTTTTAACACCAATCCCCCTGCTACTCTAACGTCTACACAATGTGTGCTTGAATCTACTTCCACTACAACTGCCCAAAAACCATAGCGAACATTTGCTTTACTCTGCCTACTTTGATTTTTAACCTGCTCTGCGTTTATATCTTTAAGTATAATCTTCATTATATAAAAACTCTTCCTCTTTAGTCTTCATCATTTAATTCCACTCTAGTAGTTCCAACATTTTCTAAAACCCCAGAAAAAACGCCTTCTTTTGTATATTTTGCACCTCTTATAACTTGTAATGAAATGGTGGGAGCTTGACCATAACTAAAGCTGTGGGTTGCATTTCTAACATAAAACTCCCCGCCTAAAAACTTAACACGCTCGCCAATCCTTACCTTATCTTTACCATCAAAGCGATTTACAATAGTGATACTCCCCACATACATTTCATCAAGGTGTGAAAACCACTCTTTTAATCTTTTTGAATATTTAGCCATTGTAGCTATTATTGTGTCATCATCTTCTACCTTGCTATAACCTCTAAAATTAACTTGACACATTCTAAGACCATACATTTCAAACTTTTGGTCATCTATTGCAAAAATACTTTCATTTTTCGTCTTAGCATCTGCGGCGTTTATTACTATGTATTGATTTGCATCAAGCTGTGAGCCTTCAAGATATGCAAGATAAGTTGTATACACTTCTTCATTACTCAAATTTAATGAATAATCTATAAGTTCGCTAGCTTTAATAGTAGTAATATTAAGAGTTTTCCATACACTGCTATCAAATGGAGTTTCCCTTACCACCACTTTTGGCATTCCGTCAACATTTACACGTGAAAACATCTCATACACAGGTGGGGCTAAAATGCACTGCCATATTTGAATAATAGTGTTAATATCTTGATTAAAAAAGGTATTTGCAATAGGAAGTGGAATCTTTTCAGCGTTTCCAACTTCAAAAAAAGATGAGCCCATAAAAGCATTTATTATATTATAAACTGCAATATTAGCTCCGCCTGCTTTACCGTGTACAGGAGTGTTACTACTAGGTTTTCCTATGCCTGTATATTTTAAATATAATTCCCAAGTCTTTCTTAAAAAATCTCCTATCTTTAGGGGGGTTGCACTTTGTAACTCATTCAAGCCTAATATAAAATCTTCTTGTACCGTTTGTGCATGTAATACCTTTCTACCTGCACTTAAAAGTTTTAAATCTAAAATTAATTGAAACTCTGCTATAAAACTTGTAACACTTTTGCCACTAAAACTAATACTACGTTTCACTCCTTTATCTGTCATAGAAGTGGAAATATTTTTATGTGTAATAACACCAACAAACGAAGGTTTTGTAAGCCCTTCATAAATCTTAATAATGTGTAATGGTTTTAATGTATCAAAAAGAGAGTTATTACCACCTGCGATACTAAAATTAAAACTGCCCACCATATCTTGAATGCTTTCGGTAAATGAATAGCTTAATAAATATGGAAAATCTCCTTCAGGCGAAAGAGTTAAAAGAAGTGAATAATCTATTGGTGAATAAACTTCTATTTTAGGACTTGGCGCTTTATAAATCACTGTCATTGTTAATATTTAACTCCTTGTGTATATTTATTGTCAAAAAGGATTTCTAAATTCATTGACGTTGCCAGTTTTTCCATGCTTTTTTCTAGTCCTTGTAATCGTTTTATTAATTCAGGATCAGCTTTTCTAAAACCTCCAGTCTCATCAATCTCATTTTCTTGTTGTCGTATAAGATTTGATATTTTTCTATAATCCGCCATTTCTGGTAAATCGTTAAATGTTGTATATGCGTCAATATTATTATAGTCGTCAGTTTTTTCTTTTATACTTCTATTATCATCTATTGCTCGTAGCCGAAAATCATTCTCACCTTTAGGAAATATGAAACTGTTAAATGCTTTTGTAATTTGAGATGCTTTCATTCCGTAAACAATCATAGAATTAGTATTCTGTTCTTTTACGCGTTGCATATCCATTTCGTCAGAGTCATACTTTATTGTTTGTTTTTGTTGGTCATCAATTTGTCCTTTTATGATATCTGTTTCTTTTGTAGTTAAATACTTACTTCTGTTTTCATCTTTTCCACTTGAATTCTTATTTATATCATATAACTGCTGTGCTTCTATATAATTTTTTCTATATGCATTTTTTATGTACTCTATTTCTTCACTCTTATCCCCAATCAAATTATGAGCTAAATCCATTTCTCTCTTAAACACTTTAGAATTGAACCCTAAGTCTAGAATCATCATATTATCTCGATATGTATTTGTATATTTCATTCCATGTGATTCTAATATTTCTCTCTTTTCGTTTTCAGAGAGACTTGCAACAGCATTATACCTTATAATCTTATCAGGAGAATTCAAAGATGATGTTTGACTTACAACTTCATTTAAGTTTCTATATCTTTTAACGCCTTCTTCCCCTGTCCAAAATGGAGATTTGTCAGAATTTCTTGTTAAGAAAGCCAATGTTGAGCCCATCTCTCCAATGCTTTTTGAAAATCCTTTGCTAATTCCATCTCTAAAAACTGCTTCTAATCCTCTTAATGCCTCCCCAAATTGTCCTTTTTCTAAACCCATTTGTTTGCTAGCATAATAAGCCTGTTCTAAATAATTGTTATTTTTTTTATTATAACCTTTATCATATCTATACATCATACCCTTAAAGTCGGCTAATGCACTTGATTCCAGCCCTGTAGTTTTTGCCCAACCAAAAATGTTACGGCTTACATCAAATACATTATCTTTTGTATACCCATATTCTGCCAATTTTTTTACTTGCTCCACACCTGCTTCAGCTTGATATCCATAAGCCTCCGCCGCTTTCATAGATAGTTTTAATGAGTTTCTTATATTTTTTGTGTTTCTTTCTCTTACCATAGTGTCATTTTCTCTAGGTCCGTTTGCGTTATCCGTAATAAGCATAGGTTCAGTTTCATTTAATCTTGCATTAACTTCCATAGCGTCATTTATATGTTCTTCATACTTTGATGCCAAATCTTTAATAATATAACCGCCTGATATAACAGGTGCTAAGGCTGCTGCAACTCCTAATCCTATTGGACCGCCAAAAGTAGCCGCTAAGCCTGCACCACCAGATAAAAGACTTAAACCGCCACCAAAAGCATCACCTTGTGAAAAATTGCCTATTGCTCCTCTAATGCTAGAACTAGCACTATTAACACCACTCATAAAACCTTGTGGAGTTGCAATATTTTTTCCCCCTCCACCACTATTCCCATTAGCCATTCCATTATAAAGTTGTTGTAAAGTTTGTGCTTGATTAGCATATTTACTTGCAAGGTCAATATCACCTGCTTCTTGCGCTTCCTTCATCTTGTCAACAATTTTAGTAAATGCATCAGAAATATTTTGAGCGGAAGTTACTACATTTTGAGCGTCTAAGTTTATTTTTAATGAGACTTCTTTCATTCCCATATATCAAATCTCCAATACAAAAAGGCTATAGGTAAAAGCTTATGCCTTTTATCTATAACCTAATTCTTTCATAACATCCTCAGGGGGCGGGGCTTTGAGCTTTTCTTTTGCCCTTCCTTGTATTATGAGGTTTATATCATACTCAATAGAAAACTCAAACAATAAATTAAGCATCAATAAATCAAGCTTAGCTAACTGCTTTGCCTCCAGCCCCTTCAAAAACACCATGCTCCACATCATCATCCACACCTTTGGGGGTAGATACTCTTGTAGTGTCTGCCTTTCCTTTCTCTCTAAAGCCTTCTTGCACCGAATCGCGAAAGGAAAGTGCCTTTTGATAGAGTTCTAATAAAAACTCTTCATCAGGCACCTCCTCAAAACCAAAGTTTTTCATCTTATTACGTGCTGTCTCAAACCACTTAGGTGCACCAACTACTAATATATTAAGAGTGGAGCAAATTAAATTACGATTCTCTGTTTCCACGTCAAAACTATTAGTAGGTAAGCCTGCCCTGTTAATACTCATAAGACGCCCTATAGCAATTCTATCCTTCTCTTTTGGGAACTTCACTGTAAAAACACCTCTTGAAGTTTCAACTTCCCCAGTTGCATCTTTACCCATTAAAAGTTTAATAAAAATGTCTTCTCTTTCATTCTCTGTAAGAGAATTGTCTTTAAGCTCCGCTTTATCCTTTGTTACTAAACTCTTTCCTTCATCTACAATTTTAATATTATCTTTCATAAATATATTTTAGCCTCCTTTTTTTCAACCCCTTAAAATCTTTACTTATAACCCTTTTGTCCCACTAAAGCTTTCATAGACACGTTATATTTTACATACCCCGTTCCCTGTGCATTAAGATTTGTGTTAGCAATGATAATCCCTTCAGCAAAAGCTAACACTGCGGGATTACTTATGTTTTCTATAAAATCAAGATACGGAAACTTCATAATAACAGCATTATCCATAAGCTCCCTTGCATCAGGGACAAAAGAAAACAAACACTTTTCTAGTGAATATCCCATCTGTGCATTTCCAGACCTTATTTTCTCATAAACCTCTTTACTAGGGATAAACCCAGACAAACTTATGTTACAATTATAGCCTTGTGCATCTATAGATATAGGCATTATTTGACCTAAAACACGGGCTTCTTGCACTTGATAATCTTCATTCATAGTATAACTTTCCACAAAGCCTACTATTTTAGCATCACTTGCATTATTTCCTATTCTAACATAAGTACGAAAACCTTCAGCTAATATATTTTCTGCTACATATGGTAATGGCATAACGAAAAACCTCCCTTATATTGCTACTGTAGTGCTAGACCCTTGATAAACGTGATTATTCTCTGTAATAAAAATGAAGTTTATAGGGGAAACTAAATAACGGCAAAACGTTATAAAAAAAGAATCGCCACTTTCACGTGTTTGCACACCCCATATAAGCTCTCCTGCATCATTTTTTAATATTAAGCCTTGACTAAACCAGTCATTCGCTGCTTGTTTTAACGTTTGTAAATGACAATTCAAACTGTTTTGCACTCCAGGATTTCCTATAGAGGCACTAAGCCTAATGCGTAAATCGCGACTCATATACAAAGCCTCTCTCACCATACAACGTTCTACGTCTTGCAATTGTTCGCCTTGATAAGTAGTAATAGCTCTTATTGTTACCAATTTACCATCATCATTTTTGCCTCCTACAAGACACCCAGCTAAAATCAACTTTTTTAACTCTGTCTTTGAATGTTTTTGAGTAAACTCTATAACATCTACAACTTTATTTGTTAAAGGTTGATTAACTGCTAAGCAACTTTCAAGCCCTGCAAGCTTACAAGCAAAAATGGATGCGGGAAACACTTCAATAGCTCCAGTTGTAGGGTTTGTAGCTTTTATAGAAGAGGGCGTATAAGAACATAGCCTACTATTAAACATTTTCACCTTTTTAACACTTTCTTCTATCTTTTCATCTATGCCACCGCCTAAAATACAAGTTCGCTCACTCTTATTTTCAACACTACTCATAGTTTCACAGTGCCCTACAATAAGATTTTGGACATCTAAATCTTGACAAGGTGTTGTAATAATATTTACATCCTCTGTTTTTAACACAGAAAGGGCTTTAATCCACTCATCAATAATATGTTTAGCACCCTTACCCCCAGAGAATAAAACAAAATCATCATCACTTTTAGGTAATAGATTCTCTTTACTCAAAAGCTCCACTTTGCCTATAAACTCACTTTTAGTTAAAGTGCGAATCACTTCAAACACATTACCGTATAAATAAAAGTCATCATCTTTGTTAAAAGACATATTAACGCTATCTAGTTCGTGTGAAGGGGTATCCCCTTTTGTCTCATCAAAGATTTCTGCTTCGTAAGAGCCGTTAGTTAAAAGTGCTGTTGCAAGACTTTCCACTGTTGGAAATTCATCAAAAGAAAGTTCCACACTATCGTTTGGAATATTAGGCACTTCTATTCTTAACTTTTCTCCCGATATAAAAAGAGTGCAATTGTTTCCTTCTCCTTTATATACCACATGCAAAAGCTTATTTTGAATATTATTAACCTCTTCAGTCTTTCCTTCGCTTTTAAACTTTAAACTTGCCTTATGCTCATTTACGTAATACTCATACTTTAATTGCACTTGATTAGCACTAGCACCATAATCTTTTGTATAAAGCTTAAAGCAAGGAATGCCGTCGCTAGTTTTTAAAATGCGGATAGCTTGTTCTGCGTATCCTACTCTTAAAGCAAAAACATTTTGTGGTGTGTATCCTTTAGCAGGGGAAAAAAAATGGGATATAGCATTTAACAAATCCCCATCTTTAAAGATGGTGCGTGCCTCTTCAACGCCACCTAGTTCATACAACTTATTAGGCATACCTGCCCTTGCATAACCTAAAATTGCAACATTCCCAGCACTAACACCCCCACCTTTGTTTTTTATGGATGCACTCCTAGAAAAAACGCCCGGTATTACGTGTGAAGTGCGTCTTCCCACACTTTCAAATATTACAGGTTTTATACCCATTCTCTTAATCTCTCCCTTAAAAATATAAAAACACTTACCTTACTTTTTGATTCATAAAACTAGATAACTCTTTAACCCAATCCTCTTCAGTCTTTCTAATTCCTTCATACTTTCGCTTTAACATAAAACGCACCTCACTTTCATACTCACTATTATGGCGTTCCAAAAACTTACCAATTACCATGTCCTTCATTCCTTTCTTACTAACCTCTTTTGACATAATCTTTCACCTCCCATATTACATTTTTACATTTTAACTCTGTATCTAATAAAGATTGTTCTATAAAATAATCTGCTTCAAAAGTAAGCCTTGACCCTACAAGTGTTACGCCAAAATCATAATTATAGTTGCCACTCCTATCCCCTTGTAACGTCCTATCAAAAATAGCTAAATTATTATTTAGTTGATACTTTTTAGTAGCCTCATGGATTCCCCCTGCAATAAAAAGCCTTATATGCTCATAAAGCTCATTTTTTAATTGAATGTTCTCACTCCATATCTCAATAGCTATTTTCTCATTTCTTCTAATAATATGCGTTACCCCTAAAAGTTCATCCCGCTCCTTTATTTCTTTTTCTAATCTTTCTATCACCTCATTGCACACCATATAGCCTTTTTCTTTTAATTTAGGGATATCATCTTTTACTATATGTAGCTCTTGCATTTTAAACAAATTAGCTAAGTCCATAGGTTTTTCATCGCTTATAGTGCTTACAACAATGGAAGGAAAAAGACTTTTATTAAAAGCCCCTTGAGACAACATTAAGGCAAACGGGTGTTCGCACGTTACATTAATAGCCCAATTCTTATAATAACTATCTAGCATTAGAGAGGCAAAATATTGTTCTAACACCTCTTTTATAACGTGTTCCAATATTAAAGGTTTATTCAAATAGATAAGCATTAAAGCACCTCTCTTTCATCAGAGGTGAAAAAGTTAAATACTTCTACCAGTGCTTTTTTTAATCTTGACTTTTTGTTTATATGATTTATACTATTGCAAGCCTTGTCATCATTACGGTTTTGGACGTTAGCTTCGAGGGACTTATGTAGCATTGGGGCGTTGATGAAAGGCTTTTCTTTTTTCTTCCTATAGCATGTTACCAATGCTAACTGCCCACGTTTTATCCTAAACTCTTCAACAAACGTTATTTCGCCGTTTATATCTTTTGAAAATTTAATAACTGCATTATGACTGTGTTTTTTGTGTGAAAGTTGAATATCATCAGCATTGTTTATAACCGTCTCCATATGCCTTATATCTTTTATGCCTAAATTGTGCTCTTCTTTATTTAAGGAATGACGTAAGGCATCACTTTCAACTATAATGCTTTTAACATCTAACCCTGTAATATCTTTTATACGTTCTTTTGTTTTATCATTTACAAGTCCTACAAATAGTTTTTCTCTTGTTTTTTCATTCAATGCCCGTTCTGCAAAATCTAACAATTCATTGACTGTTGCTGCTTTTTCATACCATTTGCTGTTATCTTTATTACTACTGCCTTTATCAGTAAACTTACCCCCATCATCTCTAGGATGCTCTCCTTCCTTAAAAGCCTTATCTAAAAAGCCTAACTTCATTAATGCAAAACTAATAGCTTTGTTAAGTTGCTTACTCTTAAAGTGCTCCAAATCTTTTAAGTCTCTTTTAGTAAAAGTTTCCCCCCCTAAAGTTGCACGCCCTTCCTTTTTTACCTTATTTATAAGTGCTTGCATTTGCGAACTTGAATATTTTCTAAGCTCTGTAATTCCTTCCTTCACTTGATCAAAGCTCTTTAAGTCGCTTCCTATTTCTTCTACATAATGAGAAACCATATTTTCCACACTATTGTGAATTATCCCCTTTCTTTCTTTTTCTATAGCCTCTCTTGCTTCCTTTTCATATTTGTCCTCTTTACTACGTATCTCATCTTCTTTCTTCACTAATCTATTTCTTCGTGTTTCAAATTCTTTAAGTTGACGTTTTATATCATCTATGCTAGTAAGCCCACTGTGCTTTGCCTCCCTAAAAAGCTCCTTTAATTTTGCCTCTACCTCCTTAAGAGTCTTTTCGTGCTCTCTTTTATATATGCTATCTTTAATGAGCGTTTTATAATATTCACGGTCAGTTTGTTGACCTTCTATGCTACTTTTAAGTCTATAAAGAGAATCTATTTTATGGTTTAGTAATTTCTTTTCACTGTTTAAAGATGCAATCTCTTTAGAAACTTTAAGGTGTGCTCTTTTTGCAGGGTCTTTTATAAGGTCGAATTTCAATTGTTCAGCATCAATATCTTCTACGTTTAATAAATCTCCTTTATAGCTCCATAAAGCGTTTAGCCTTGAAGATTTTTCATCATATTTTTGATACATCATAGCATCAATAGAATCATTCATTAATGGGTAAACCACGTGTGTTACGCCTTGCTTATTTCCTTGCCTCCAAATGCGTCCTTCCACTTGCGTAGTCTCTGTAGGGTTCCAACCTAGCATTGTGTTATATATAGTTGTAGTGTTGCCGTTTAAGTTTACCCCCTCTTTTATTGTCTCACTGCCTATAATTACCTTTATCTTGCCTTCAGGGTCATTAAAGTCTGCTGTAATTGCATCTTTTTTATCAAGTGAGGTTTTTGAATCCATAAAAGCTATAGCATCTTTTGGAATTCCTTTAGAAACTAGGTAATCTTTGACATGCTTAAATGAATCTGTGCCACGGGGCATATATATAACCTGCCCCTCTTTTTGTCTTTTATTATATTGGCTAGCTGTTGTATCACAAACAAACTGTAACTTAGGAGACTCTTTTACTACATTCTCTACATTAGGCGTGTAAAAACCTTCATAGCCTTCATAATCTTTGTAAAACTTTGGGTCAATTAAACTAGGGGAAAGCGTTGCAAGCCTCATATTATTCATTGCAACTAAAGTAGCACCATCATTTTTCCCATCACTATCTTCACCCTTACTTAAACCGCCACTCATTCTATCTATTTCTGCATTAATAATAGCCTTTTGTAGTGGTGTTAAGTCTAACATAGGCGTGTGCACTCTTTTGTAAGGTCTTATAACACCTGCCTCCTCACCATCTACTTTGTCTATATACTCTGCAATAAGACTTTGCAACGCCCCCAAATTCCTAAAGTTTTTCATAACCTGCTCATACGCAATCTCACCTGAGGGTTTAACTTTCCAATCATTTTTAACCTCTGCAAACTTTACCATAAAGTCTTGCAAGTTAAATATTTTAAGCTCTTTTAGCCTATTTCTAGCTGTTAAAGATAGAATGTTGTAAATCTCTACTGGGGAATTATTAAAAGGCGTTGCCGAAAGCCCAAAAAAGCCTTTCCCATTTGTTTTTTTCTGCACTAATTGACTCATTGCAAATAGCTTTAAACCTCTTTCACTATTCGCACCTGCTTGAATACCTTGATACTCATTAGCTGCATGTTCCTTTTCTTCTATTCCACTCCTTATAGAAACCCTTCTAATTCTAGGAATAGAAAAAATGTTCTTAAAGTTATGAAGTTCGTCAACTGTTATATGGTCTATACCTAAATCTTCAAAAAATACCGCTCCCTCTTTTGCTTTTACACTAACTCCTAAAGCCTTATGTATTTTTTCTCTATCTAGTGCTCTTTCTCTTTCACTTCTTTCATCAGGCAAAAGGTTCCCATTAATGTCATAATCATTCTGTGATTGACTTTCTAGCATGTCATCAACTAAATCTTGAGAAATAGTTTTCTCATTAAACGTAATCTTTTGCAAAGCTTCATAAGTGCAAATATTAATAGCTCCCTCTGGAAGTTCTATTTTCCCGTCTTTCATAAAAGCACTTAAGTCTTTTTGACCAAAATTGCCTAAGTCATTCACTTTAACATTAGGGAAGTGTTGCTTAGCCGAGGCTAGCCAATTCTTATACACTGCTTTTGGAACACAAATTAAAGGCTTTTTAGCCTTACCTTGTTGCATTTGGTTGATTGTTGCAATAAGCCCTGTTACAGTTTTGCCTACCCCTACGTCATAAGCTAAAATACCGTTTCCCTTATTACATAGCTGGGACACCCCCTTCACCTGTTGCTCCGTAAGAGTAAACTCATCTTTGCCTTTATGGGTATTCATTCCTTCAACAAAAAGTGGTATTGCCTTATAGTCGGGGTTTACAAAAGCGTTGGAAGTGCGGTTCCATTTATCTTCTATTTCTTTTCTTTCCTCTTTAGATAAAAGAGTAAGCCATTTATTAAACATTCTTTCAGCTGTTTCTTGCCTAGCTTGCTTTTTTTTCTCAGCTTCCATCTGTGCTTCTTTTTTGAGCTCTTTCGGGGCTCTTTTTGCACGCACTGGGACTCTATTAATATAATTATAAACATCAGCTATTGTAGTATCCCCTACAACTTCATCTACTAAAGTGTATGGGACTTGTGCTTGGTAAAGCCTATTTTCTCTAATATTTTTTAGTGCTGGATGGTTAGGTAGATCATCAAGATGCAAGTATTGTAAAAACTTCTCTACTAAGCTTATCTCTCCTCCCTTTCTTTGTGTAGCAAAATTGTCTAGTAGAGAAATAAAAAACTCGCCTATCTTTTTAGGCTTTGGCAGTGCTTTTAACAATAGCTTTTTTTTACGTGCATAATCTTCATCATCTGCCTCTTTTTCTAGCTCGTCTAGTTTTTCATAAATATTCCCGCTTGCATAATTAGCAACACTAACAAAACCATTCTTTTTAGAATCAAAAATAAAGTTATCGTTTTGTTTAATCCTCATCTGTTGCTCTTCGTCTTTTAGCCTTATAACGCCTTCCCAATCGGCTTTCTCCCAAAACTCTAAGTCTTCTTTCCTTATGTTTTTGTTATACTTTCGATTAAACTCATCAGCTGTCATATTAATGCCGATAGATTCATCAAATAGCTCCCCTTTTACTCTTTTTTGCTTTTCTTCAATTTTAACTCCGTCTTTTTTAGCGTTTTGGTTGCCTTTCATTGCCTCACTTCTATTACGATGCTCTTCTTCGGGGTTTGTAGTTTCTATTGTGTTTATTGCCTCTTTAACCTCAGCCTCCACTTTTGAGGCGTTAATATCTATCATTGCTATAGCATCTTCTATTGTTTTACCTATAGGCAAGGTAACTATTTTAGTGCCCCAATTTCCCCCATCCGTTTCATGCCCTATAACACGATCTTCATTTTCACTAAAGTATTGATTGTTATTAAAATCGCTTAATTCTCCCTTTTCTTTCTTTATGATAACAATATCTGTTCCTACGTCTGTACTAGAAAATGTTCCTTTAGGAAGGCGAAATGCCTCTAATAGCTTTCCTTTTTTTGCTATAGCCTCTTTCCCTTTAGAGTTACCACTTCGTAAAAACCCGCTGGGCACTACAAAAGCCATAATGCCCCCATCTTTTAAGGCATCTAGTCCACGGTCTATAAAATATTGCTCATATCTATCATGGTGAGAACCTTCGCCTAAACCTTTGTAAAAATCGTTATATGCTCCGTAAGGTGGATTTCCTATAACTACGTCATATTTTTCGCCTGTGTATTCTTTTTTTACGGAATTGTTATCTATGAAAAGATTTTGAAAAGCCCCCTCTTTAACGCGGGCTTTTGGGTGCAAAATGCGTGCAATTCTTGAACTTGTGGCATCTATTTCGCATAAGGTGAACTCCTCTTCTCTGCCTTCTGCAAACCTTCCTATACCACATGAGGGTTCTAATACTTTTTTGTTTGTTGTTGGAATGTATTTATCTACTAACCCCCACACTTTTTCAATTACGCTTTTGGGGGTGTAAAACTCTGTTAAAGTTGCTTTAGTGCTAGCACCTTTTTCATTTAATCCGCCAGCACCTTCATAACGGCGTAAAAGTGCCTTGTCATCTTCGGTCATTTCGTCATCTGTTTTTGAAGATAATAATTCAAGGCACGCTTTTCGTATTTGTTTAGCTGTCTTTTTGTCTAATCTTTTCTCCAAATCTAGCTTATGTCGTCGTGCATCTGTTCTTCCGTCTCCGTCTCCTCGCTTGCTAATAAGGCTTGCTCCCTGAGGTCTGATTCTAGGTTGATTAGACAACTCTTTAAGTGTGCCTCCATTATCTCCCAGTTCGCTTTCTTGCACATTCTTACCGCTACTTCCTTCGCTCCTTCCAGCCCGTACCTTTCTAGTACTATTGGGAAGCTTTCCTCGCTTAACTCTAGCTTTATTTTCTCCATCTTCATCCTCCACTATCCCGTCTTTTTTGGCATTTTGGTTACCCATCATAGCAAGACTACGGTTATGGTGCTCTTCTTCAGGGTTTACTTTTTTATCAGAATCTGTTTTTACGTTTTGATAATCTTTAATGAATTGGCTTAATTGTTGCACTATAGGAAGTAACACGCCTCTACTATCACGAAAACGGCTAGTGTTTTCTAGCACAACCTGCATCATCTCATATTCGTCTTTACACGAGGCTATTTTTCGCTTTAGTGCTGCAATAGAAAGTTTAGCACCTCTTGTATGACTATCATATTTAGGTCTCCACTTCCCTGGGGCTGTTTTAATAAACTTCTTTCCTTTCCATTCCCTTACAGTGCCTACAGGCAAAGCACGCCCGCCCTTTTCTATAGTAAGCATAAGAGTAAA